GCTGTATTCTTACTTAAAGAATCTACGCCCTTGAAGTTTTCTTCTCCCTCCACAACAATCATATCTTCCTTTAAATCAATTTCTATTATGTCTATAATGTCTTTAACATCTACATTTAGAAAATTAGCGAGTCTTTGCATTTGGTAATACCTTAGATGATAAGGGTTATCTAAATACTTCTCAATAGTTGAGCCTTTAATGTTTAAGATTCTTCCAAATCTTTGTTTAGAAATTCCTCTTATTCTTAAGATTGCTTCAAGCTCGTTTCTTGAGCTTCTTACTTTCTCATAATCATTTTTCATTTTAATAATATTTTGGTTTATTAACTAAATTTTTAATTAGATTTATAGGTACTAAAAAATTAACCTTGCTCTCAGAATAGAATTTTTTAACTTCACTACCTAGCAGTTTCATTATGTCATCTTCAATAACTTCTCCTAGAAAATTATCTCCATTCCATACTGTATAGTAAAAAGCTCTACTGTGATTCTTATAAATGCTAACCTTCAAACATTCCGTTTCTTCGCATTTGTTCATATTGGTCTTTGGGGTCTGTTTTAATTTCATGTTCTTTTATTTTTTTAAGTATTTCGTCTGCCTCTATATCTGTTAGGTCGTTTAAAGATTTAAATATTTCCTCTTGCTCTCGGATTGATATTGAAGTTCGGTGTAAGAGGTTCTCAATGTAGCCAAGCTTCCACATCTCTGCTTCTAATGGCTTCCCATCAAGAACCTCATCTATCCAATCAGTCATTAGTTATCCATTTCATCTTGACCCTTAATCCCTTCGGCATACAGTCCACAAATTTTTAGAACAGCTCTACTCATACCTCTTTTTTCTGCCATAGCAACTGGAAACTTCTTTGCTCCTCCCACTAAGTTGTCATCACTTGCCTCTCCAAAAGTCATCACATTTCTAACATCATGCTCTCCTGTTCCTGTTCTCATACTAGCAGTAACTCTCTGAACTACCCAAACTGTTACTTCTCCTGTTTCAGGATTTTTTTCTCTTTCCATTTTTATAGGCTCATATGCTACTTGTATGTTTTGTTTAGCAACAATCTTATCAATTCCTTCCCTTTTTATAAACGCAAAACCTCTAGGGTCTTTATGAACATCCTCCTCAGCTAAGCCATTCTCTATAAATAATCTTCTAAGTTTTTCTTTTCTAGTTTCTTTTGCCATAGTTGCTTCTTCTACTTTTTTCATTTTTAAATTGTTTTGATTAGTAATTAATTGTTCTTGTTGTTGTTCTTGCATTTGCGTTTTCATAAATTCTTCTTTCATTCTTCCCATTACTTTGTATGTGTTTTTATTATACTATCTAAGTATCCCATAAAGCTAGATACTGTTTTATCTTCATCTAATATACCTTGATAGTCAGAATTAAAAATATCTGTCAATATTTCATCTTTTCTATTAAGTTTATATTCAACAATATTAGCATTTCTAGTAGTCCCATCTGCTTTTTTATACCTAGTGGGTACATCTAATTCTTTAGACTCTATATTATGCCCTTGCTTTCTGAGGGAATATATAATACTTGATAATCTATAAGCACCATATTCGTTAATAGCTTCTTTTTGTGTAAGCCTTCTACCATCTTTTAAGTGTTGTAGAATATCACTCGTTTGTGTTTTCATCATTTTAAAATAGTTTAGTTAGTTAAATTCTGTGCAAATAAACAATTAATTTATTAAACCACCAAACTATTTGCAATGTTTTTTTAAAATAATGTTATAAAAGATGATATTTAACCTAGTATTTATCTTTAGCTTTAACCTTAGCTTTATCTTTATCTTTATCTTTAATGGTATATAATACCCTTTAGATAGGGTTATTAAAGGGTTTAATTTAAGAAGGCCAAACAACTATCATTAAAAATAATGTGTTAATCTTGCTACTTGCCCACTTTCTTTGTCGTGAATAAAAGCTTCACACGCTTTTGGAGCACCACAAAATCCTTTTCTTGAGTGCCAACTATCAGCAGCAGAAGGACTCCTCATATATTCTACAGTAACACCTATAAAATCTTTAGCATCTAGCCACTTATGTTTAATTTTGTGATGTAAATGATGCAGATACCAATATCTGTGAGTTGTTTCTGACCATAATGTAGGTCGTTCTTGAGCCATTAAAAGAGGTAGTTTATCCATCTTAGCCCCATCTCCATGCTCTAGCCCTATTAAATTATTACCATATTTATAATATTTTCTATGAGCCACACTTATATCAAACTCAACATCATCTGCTTTTCTAAACCAAGATTTTAAAGTATGTGCTAAATGAAATCCACTCTGATAATCGTGATTACTCATTGAGTGCAATACATCTACAGGAGCTATAGTTCTAAGCATTTCTATAACCTTAACATAAAGCATTAAAGCTATCTCATAGTGTTCCCACCATTTACCATCTGTGTCTTGATGTGTCCCTTTTGTTGTAGTGTTATATACATTGTCTATATGAAGGACATCATTACCAATACAAAATAAAACTCTATCAATCTTAAATCCCTCTGACTTGTCTATAAGCCCCTGTACTCCCTCTACAACTCGCATAACAGCAGTTTCACAATCATAAGATTCTCCTGTTTCTGTTTCACTTGCATACTTACCTATATGTATGTCTGCAGGATTTACAACTAAAAGGTGGTTACCTTTCTTTCTTTTAATAGGTTTATATTCAGGGGAGTGCCCTTCTATAAAACTATTTATACTATTAAATATTTCCTTCTCATCTATCCCACAATCCTCCTTAGTTACTATTGAAAATCTATAATCGCCACTAGCTGATTGCCAGTGCTTTACGCTTACCACATCTTTTTTATCTATACCTCTCTCTAGTAGATGTAAGTCTAATGATGAATTATTATTTAAGTTGTCTAGTGTTTCTGCTCTACTCTGTTTTATTAAATCTTCTTCTTCAGGAGTGAGTCTTAGCCTTTTACCATATTGTTTTGACATACACAAATATACAAAAAAACAAATCTAATATATAAAAAAAATGAGGAGTTATTAACTCCCCATTCTTAACTACTAACTATCCAACTAAGAAAACACTCAAAGAAGGAATTGTAAAACTACATTATTTTTTTGATATATCAGCAATACCTTGTCCTAAAATTAGAACGAGAATTGAATGATAAAGATTTGTAGCTGTTTCTTCATCTACACCTATATAAGTTACTAGTGCAGGAATCACAACAGAACCAACTGCATACCAAAACTTTTTACTCTTGAACATTTGTCCGATTAAGAACTTACTTAGAAATTTTTTCATTTTATCTGTTTTTAATTATTAAATTTATATTTTTACTTAATTGATTACCTAAAATATAATCCATTAGGTAAGCGTGAGCCACTTTGCTTTCTAAAATCTTATCAGGACTCTGGGCTCTATGAGTTCCTGTTAATATACACCCTCTACTATCTGAAGGGGAATTTCCTCGGTGGAACAAGATATAACTTCTGTTCGGTACATCTTCAACTAACAGATGAACATAACCTCTTGTGGCACTTTCTCTTGCTAATCTCACTCTGCATTTATACTCTCCTGAAGGGATGCAAGATACACTTTTTTCGTTATCTCTCCATGCTAATTCTAGTGTATGTGCAATAAATTCTGAATTACAATACAACTTACCTAAAACCGATTTATCACTAAATGTATCTCTGACTAACAGTAAGTTAGCATTACCTACCCTGCCCTCTGTATTTTTTTTTGTAGGCATTTTGACTTTTTGAAGCATTTTTAGAATGAACTCCCTTGCGTTTTTTACGATGAGATGTACTGAATTTAAAAACTTTTGCTTTAGCCATATCACTTATTTTTGCTTAACTTAATGAACTTATAAATGGTAAAAACAATAGCTAAAGATGTAGAAATAAAAAGAAGTATATCATTGCACTGTCCAAGACTCAACCCTATGACACCTCCATTTGCCACTAAAACCTCTGTCGTATCTCTCATATTGCTATTCATTTTTATATTGTTTTTTTAATTAGAAAGTTACAGTTTGTAATGTTAAATTCATAAACAGATTAGAGCCTGCCACCGCTTCTTTAATCATTGGAAAGATAATATTGCTCTTTAAAATGTTAACTCCAATTGAATCAATACCAATAGATACCAACAAACTGTTATTAGATTTTCCTGCTACTGTAAATTCACTAATTACAGTAGGAACCACATTTGCCGTAGAACTAGGGTCTACAACAAAACTACAGATAGCTATGGTTATATCATTACCACCATTACTTGAAACCCATCCTGTAATAGAATCTAAAGTAGCATCTTCAGGAACTATACAGCTCTGACCTATTCTAAACATATTCATAGGAGCTAGAGAACCTCCTGCAACGGTACTTGCACCATAATCAACATCCATTATAAATGGCGACTTATTATCTGCTACATCTTCTCCGTATTGAAAGTTTGTTGTACCTACAGTATATCCCTGCATTTTATAATTCGTTACACCCATTGTAGAACGAGCTGCCCATTGTAACAGACCATCTCTTGCCTCAGCACTAGTACCTGCACCCTTAGAGAGTACGGTTTCATTTGCAGCCCCTTCATATCCTAATGGATTATGTCTATTAGCATCTAGTAAATTCTTATGTTCGTTTGCAGCCATATTATATTATTTTAACAGTCAGTACAATTACAGTTACGTTCTCCCCTTAAATAAGGATTTCCACAACTAATGCAACCATCTACTCCATTATAACCATATATACTATCATAAAATATCATACCATGATTTTTATATGTATCACTCATACTCTTGGGTTTGTTGTTAGCAAATGTAGGATATAGCCCTGCCTGGTCAGTACCATTTAAAAAATCCATCATATCATTAGCGAATATATCTGCCTTTCTATAAGTGTCTTGCTTAAATGTATTATAAGTGTCTTGGCTTATTATTCTTGAAAACTCATCTATATTATTAACTATTCCACTAGATGATATATTACTCATAATATCATTAACAACCTCAAACCTAACAAACCAAGACAAGGCATCTTCTAGGTAGAAAGTCATAAAAGTTTGATTATCTGGTGTCAGCTCACCGTCATCGTGCTGAAGCTTTAATTCTGCATAAAATTTTTCTCCCAACAAAGGGCGTATATGGGCTAGTTCAGACAAAACAATAGTATTTTCTGAAACTAATACAGGGTCTGTATTTTTATTAGTAAAGGTTTTGTTAATTACCTCTCCTGCTGATACTAGCGTTAAGTATTGTTTAGTATTTCCCATTTCTTATTGTTCTACTGTTATTTCTTTTCTTTCTACTTCTCCATCCCCATCTTCATCTTTTTCAACTACAATAACCTCTCTATCAGCCACAAACATATCTCCATCTTCTAGCATTGGTAAATCCTCATCAATCAATGCTCTTTGCTCGTTTATAGTCAATACCTCTCTAATATCCACATCATTCGCATAAGAGATTGGTGGGTCATAATGTATTTTCAAATCACTAGGGTCGTAACCCATTTCATTATAAAGAACTGTTCTTATTCCATTTAGTATTAGCTCAGAAGTATCTCTAATTACAGTTGTCATTACTAAGTCATAAGCAATTCTAATCTCACTTCCTGTGTTGTTCATTTTTCCTGAACTAACAATCCCTGATAATGAAGGCTGCCATCTATTAGCAGTTATAATATTTTGGTCGGTAATTTGTTGCAAATCAATCCAACTACCTTCTTGGTCATCTTTAATGATTTGAACATTAGCAGGAGATGTATCTCCATTCTTTACTATAAATAAGATTTTGCCATTATTACCTTCTCCTACAAATTTCTTTTGAGCTTCATGAACCATTTTTTGAGCTTCCTCCTCGCCCATATCTCCACTAATCTCAACGATTGCAGATGGCTGAAATCCATTTAAGAATTTAGTGTGATTCCATTTTCCAATCTCGTAATCAACACAGATATGCTCTAGTGCTGCTACATAATCAGGAAGTCCATAAAAGTTAAATGTAGGCTCGTAATCCTTAAAGTGAATTACAAACTTGTTGTGTGCTACTCTAGGGTATATAGGTAGTCTTTTTATTTTTTTATCTTGATTCCAATACTTACACCAATCAGGGTTTACATAAACCTCTTTCTTAGTTTTTGACATTCTTACTGTAGTAGCATCTAAATGGTAAAGATTTACACCTCCATCATATATAACACACTCCATATAAGCATTACCAAAAGTATAATAGTCATCAGCTAATTTCTTAAAGACATCTCTTAGGGATTCTTTATCAGCATTAACATCTTCAATAAATTCTCTTAATGAATCATTATCACAAACAAATTTTGCCCCACTTGTGAAAACAGTTTTTTGAGCCAACACACTTCTATGTGTAGATGACTTTCTCTTTAATTCTGCCAAATACTGAGGAAATAAGTTGTCATCCCCAAAAGGAACCCACTCATTATTAAGACTCTTAAGGTCTTTTGGTTCAGTAATACTAGGAGGTACAGTTAAATCAAATACGCCAAACTCAAAAGTATTAGTCTTTTGATTTTTTCTGTTTACTTGAGCTTTCTTTGGCTTTTTTGCTAGTGTTTTTTTCATTTACTTTATCAGTTTTGTCTATCCAATCAGTTATATTCAATTCCTCATAAGCATAAGCTAACTCCGCCTGACTTAATTCGGTTCTAAAATCTACACTTTTCTTACCTGCAAGTCTAACTCCTTTTATTACCTTGCTATTTACTTTGTATTCTGCCATAGT